CGATCGGCACGTCGAATTCCACGGCAAGACCACGTAACTCTTCAGCAATAGACTTGATATACGAATACGAGTTAATAGCACCGCCCATTCCTTTCATACGCGCACTGGCGCAGATGTTGAGATAATCGATATAGATGATATCGGGAACAAACTGTTTCTTCAGTTTGAGTTCATTGAACAACGCACGGAAGTGGTTCGCGTGTGCACTGCCCGTTGGGTATTCCTTGATGATCAGTTTACCTTCGGTCTTACCCTTGACCCTTGAGACGCGGTCATCGAACATTGGTTTACTCAAGTGTTCGAGTTGATCCATCGGCACGTTAAGTAGGTTCGCGTCGATACGTTCTGCGATTCGTTCTTCGGACATTTCCATCGTGAGGTATAGAACGTTCTTACCGGAACTGAGAGCCCCTGCGGCAGAGTGACACATGAATAGAGACTTACCCACACCCGTGCCCGCGAGAGCGATGTTTAAGGTCTTGTTAGGTAGACCGCCCTTTGTGACTCGATTGAAGTAATCAAGATCGAACGGGATGCGTTCCTCTTCTAGGTGATAGAAGTCGAATCGTGCGTCAGAGTTCTCAAGATAGTCGTGACCGATGTTGGTATCGAACGACACAGACAGTGCCTTGGTCAATACGTCTGGGATCGCGTTCTTACTGAGGGTCTGGTGTTTGCCGTCGATGATAGAGATCGACTCCATTACCGCATTGAAGACCGCACGATCCTGACAGAACTTCTCAGTCTTCTCAACCAACCATTCCATATCTTCATCAGCACGTGTGAAGATATCGGGAAGGATTTCCATAGCATGACGATACTGTTCGTCCGGTAGACGATCATTCTCATCAATCTCAATCTTAAATGCCTCAAGTGTCGGCAGACGATTGAACTTCCCGATGTATTTGAGTGTCTCTTTGAGAATGGACTGATATGTCCCCTCAAAGTAATCCGGAACAAGAAAGGCAGCAACCTTTCTCGTATATGAATCGTTAGTCAGTAGATTCCGTAGAATCGTCTGTTGTAGGTTGATCTCCGTCATCGTTTCCCTCTACTGTGCGAATGCTTTTGTTGTGCACCGCTTCCGCTAAAATATCCTGTAGTACATCGGCTGCAAAACTTTGCAACTCAATATTGTCTGTATTATACACGGATTTGTCGGGTGTGTCAATAACATCAAAGTTAAATTTTATAGATTCGCTACTCTCATCAATCGTGACGTTGCGATATCGAATCGTAACGTTCTCGTAGGGAGAACGCATAAGACTGACATTCCACATGGGACTGCCTTTGATCGATACTGCTTCAAGAGTGTAGTCTAAGTTTTCGGATGGCTTGTCTAAGTCCAGATCCATTATGCTTCCTCCAAAATATCTTCTGCATTTATTTTACTGGCGAGACCGATTCTATAGGTCTTCTCTAAAAAGTCTGCGAAATTTGTTGTTTCGAAAACAGGTTCCCAGAAACTTGCCTCTAGGGTATCCTTTGTTCGTACTTTAGTCCCAACGAGTTCGCCTGTAGTTGTGTCAACTTTTTGATACCAACCGTTAGAAGGCTTAGCGACATAACCGCCAGCAAGAGCGACATCGAGAAGACCACTATACTTTTGAACACCCCCTTCCCACGAAACTCCGATAGGAATTTTTGACTTCTCTTTGACATAACGAGATTTCTCTATATTGATAACAAAATTGTATCCAACAACTTCTGTTCCTTGTTTCTCTTGTTGACGACCAATAATCCAAATATTGTCAGCAGAGTAGTAGATACCTGTTCCACCACCAACGATATCTTTTGGAAATAAACCGATCTCTTTGTATGTGTGGTTGATTGCGATAAGAGGGATATTCTTCATCGTCAAGTATGGGGTCGCCATACGGAACAGACCTTTCAGTGCTTTCGCACGAGACATGTCTGCAACACCCTTTTCAGCCAACGCATCTTCTAGTTCTTTCTTAGATGCAAGATTACCGATAGAATCAATCACAATCATAACATCATCATTTCGGTCTAAGTTTTCTAACTGGTTGATCAGATCGAACTTGAGTTCTTCGACGTTTGCGATCGGTGTGTGTAAGACACGGTCAGTATCGACACCGAACTGTTCGAAGTATGACTGCGGAGAACCGAACTCCGAATCATAAAAGAGGACAACCGCCTCTGGTTTTGCGTTAAGATATGCACCCGCCATAAGTAATGCGAATGATGTCTTGAAGTGTTTTGATGGTCCCGCAAGGACGGTAAGTCCCGGCGAGATACCACCGTCCACGGAACCGGATAACGCGACGTTCACCATTGGAACGTCGGTAGGTACCATATCTTTTTCAGTGAAGAACTTACTCGTCGAGAGGGTCGCTGTCTCCTTGATCTTGCTGTTCTTCTGTAGTTTGTCCATTATCGACATTCTTGCTTCCTCCGAAATCTACGAATGTAATGTTGTTGACTTTTTCACGTTCATCGAGTTCATATTGTACCCTATAATCGCTGTTGATGTCAAGAACTTTTTCAAGTAAATCAAACGACGCAATAGTTCCGTCGTCCTTATCATGTGTAGAAAATCGTAAGAATGCCTTGGTGTCTTTTGGTAAACACGCACCACCGAATCCACGTTTTCCATCAAACCCTGGCACACGAGTATGCCCCACACCTACACGATCGTCTTGTCCAACAGCACGAACAACCGTGTTAAAGTTGCAACCATACAAGTTCACAAGATCGTACAACTGATTGAAGAAGGTAACCTTGGTTGATAGGAAAGAGTTGATGGTGTACTTGACGAAGGACGCCTCGTAAGCACTCATTCTGTGATAGTCATTAGACTCACATGAACCGAAGATCTCATAGATATCTACTATTTCAAGTACTGCCTGTGGTGTACCACCCATCACGTGGAATTTTGCAGAGACGAAATCCGCCTTCGCATTCTTCTCTGTTAGGAACTCTGGGTTGTAACAAAATCTATCGTGTTGTTCTTTGGACATGGACGCGTACAAACGATCAACCACGTCCGGTGTGATAGTTGATTTTACAACAACCAATGCGTTCGTGTAGTTCAGTGATTTTAATACCGAACTCTCTACGATTGATGAGTTTACCGAACCGTCGTCGTTAGACGGTGTCGGCGCACATATGAAAACACAGTGTGGTTGTTCGTCTGGTAACATAGACTTGAAGTCTTCCACGTCATTATTATATTTTTTTGGATCGATCAGCATGTGTTGCACGAGTGGATGTGTGAAGGCAAACTCAACTGCCTGTCCCACAAACCCATGTCCAACTATTGCAAGTCGGAAAGTTTTTTCCGTATTGTCAGTTGCCATTAGGCATCTACCTCATTGTATTTTTTGTACCATTCATAGAACCGTTCTACCCCCTCTGCGATACTGACCTTTGGATCATATCCAAGTGCTTGTAATTTCGCAGTGTTAGACCATGTCTCTAACGTGTCTGCTGGGTGTTTAGGTGCTAAGTTCTTGTCTGCTTCCTTGCCGGTGTTCTTCTCAATCTCCGAAATGAAGTCCATCAACGCGACCTGTTCGCCACGTCCAATGTTGAAGATCTCACCTGCTGGGATGTCCGCATTATCTAGTACGATCTCAATACCGTCGTTGATGTCATCGACGTAAGTGAAGTCGCGTTTCATATCACCATAGTTGTATACGGTGATCTGGTTACCTGCAAGAATGTTTTTGGTAAAGTCAAACAACGCCATGTCTGGTCGACCCCAAGGGCCGTAAACGGTGAAGAAACGTAGACCAGTTGTGTTAAGACCGGAAGACTGCATCTGACATTCGTTCGCCCACTTAGTGTAACCATATGCGTTGAGTTGTTTACCCGTCTCTTCTCCCTCAGTCCAAGGCACTGGTGATCCCGCATACACACACGAGGTGGATGCGTAGACAATACGGATTTCGGGGAAATACTTTTTGCAAGTGTCGATTAGGTTTTGTGTTGCGTCGATGTTGTTTCGATGGTAACTCTTTTCCTTACCCAACGAATCACGCACACCTGCCATTGCAGCCAAGTGGACTATTGTGTCCGGTTGAAACTCTCGAATGAGTGCTTCGGTCTTTACTTCGTCGCAGAGATCACAACCCCAGATGTCGAGGTCGAAATGTTTCATGCGGTCAACTTTAAGGGACGGGCTATATAAATGTTTATTAAAATTGTCAATACCTTTGACAACCAAACCGTCTCTTTCTTTCAATCTAGCCATGAGTTGCGACCCGATAAATCCTGCCGCTCCCGTAATTATTACACGTTTCATTCATCCATTCCTATAAACATATTCTAGTGCGCGATCCGCCTCCACGTGCAACGGTCTATTATCATACCAGTTACCCGTTTCGCGGTCGAACTCTCTACAAAGTTCTTCTATTTGTTTTGCAGTGATCGGATACCCTCGTGAGTATGCGTTCCCTGCGATTGCGACCATGATCGCATAAATCTTCGAATACCAACCTGTCCCCGAAATCGTCTGATATTCTGCACCCAGTTTTTTGGGCCAGAACGGACAATCTCGATAGGATGTCCAGCGGTAGTCGGTGTTATTTAGTCCATTCTTACGGTGTTCAATTACCGCCTTCTGCATTTCTGGTGGTAATCTATCTAGGAAGGAATTGCCTGTCTTTTCGACGTAGGGATGTTTCGCAATCAACTCAGAAACATTAAGAGGATCACCTTGATTTGTGATGAAGAAACTTTTCGCATTTGGATACTGTGCGGGCACATAATACATACGCGCTAGGTCTTTGGTCTGGGGATCTCCGATATCACCAAGTTCGGTATTCAATGCATACCAGAAAGCCTTGATTCGTTCATTCTCAACGTTTTCGTCTAGTCTAAAGACAATTCTAAATTTGAGATGGTCTTCTCGACTCGATGCAGTGTTGTACACAACATATTCATATCTTCCGAAGGTTTCATACAACTGTTCGTTAAGGCTTCGTACATCACTAGAGAAACTGTGATCATCAACATCAACGCAACACCAGCCACCCCAATAATTAGTAGATTTGTTACTGCGAGTCGTACCCACTTCGAAAACAGCAGGACTAATAAGAGGACTAGAATTATTTCCACCCTTTTCTCCCTTTTCCTTATACATGTTCTTCAACGTTTTGACAAACTTATCCCAATCACCTAATACCATATGGCGATGAGTCTTGTTGTCGAACTGGTTTTTAAATATAGTTAATTCATACATGGAGTGTATCATACCACACACTTAGTGTATCTGTCAATGAAAAAAGGGGACCGAAGTCCCCTTCTTTTATCCTACAGTAAGTTGTTCTTTCTGATCTTGCAAGAGTTTCAAACCAACCTCTTGGAACTCAATACCCGCCTTCTGCATGAAGAACTCCAACATATCACGATCCGCAATGTTCTTCGGTCCAGAAATCCAAGACTCTTGGTCAGCGATAGATGGGTGACGTACAAGACACACAGCACGTTCGTAGGCGAACTCTTGTTGTGCACGGTAGAAGTTAGACATGAAAGTCTGGATTGAACCACCCGAACCACTGGTGATTACTTCCACATAGGTCTTACCATCTTTATTGAAACTTGGGATGATATCTTCTTCAAGGTGTTTCTTCTGAGAACCACGTGTCCAGTCAATCAGTTTCTTACCGACAAGACTCAGTTCGTGTTTTTCAATCGCCTTCTTCGCTTTGTTGACTGCGGAGTTGATTTGACGTTTGGTGATGTTGAACTTCTCAAGTGCAATGATCATTGCATCTGAACCAAGGTCGATGTTGTGGTTGTAGTAGAGACTCTGTGCAATCTTAGAGAAATCGTCTGACTGGTTTACTTTGGGTTGAATCTTACCTTCCTGAACATTTAACATCATGCCCAAGTATTCAACTTCTGAATCCGACAAACCTTCCCACATTGACAAGGGAACCCGAATGACCTCAAGGGTAACACCGTGTTTTGAATCATTGGTCGCAGGAGTAGAGTGGTTACCACCAATACCGGCAGAACCATCAACACCATATTCGTCATCACCCTCTTCAAAGTAATCTTCTAGGAGAACCGCCTGAAGTTTTAACTTCTTAGTGTTACCGTGTTCTTCATCGATAGCGTTCTGGATATTCTGTTTGTGCGTCCAGTCATCTTCTGCACGTACCTGAATGAAGGTTGTCTTCACAACCTCAGACGCCATCTCCTGTTCTCCGGTCATGTTCTTGATCTTTGCTGCGAGATCCAAGACACGATCCATATCGAACTTCTTACTCGCGGGAGACCCGTTGGACTTGTTAAAAAACATCACGTTGGATTTTGCATTTGCTTCACTTAGCATTCTATGTTCCTCATTTTGCATTGCACCGTAACTTCCGGTGAGCAGCACTTCATAATCAAAGTCATCATAACTCTCTCTCAAGAGTCGATTAAATTCCTCACAAGTGGAGGAGTGGTTGTATCCATCGGAGATCAATCCTTTGTGGATACCAACATACATCCGTCCAGTTGGACGGTGTGTGTATCTGTATAAGTACGCTTCATATCTCATGTTTTAATAATAACAAGGTCGTAGTTATATGTCAACACTTTTTTAAAACTTTTTTATGGTAATTTTACCATTTCTAGTTCGTTCATCCGATCGGAGAATTCGGCAAAGTACTGGTCTTCAGTGAGCAGCACCTTGGAGTAGTTGTTTCTGTACTCCTCCAATTTTTGGTTTAGAACTTCTTCGTCCCTCAACTCAAGGATGCGTTCCTCAAGTTCTTCGAACGTTTGAACTCTCTGCCAAGGGTCTATGTTGTAGGTGTTGTCAATGTCGTAGTCTTGCCAAACGAAAGGTATCATACCAATCGATAGTGCCTCTGGGTATCTCGATGTGGTTGCTTGAGGATCTAACCAGTTGAAACACAGGGTTGCACGAGCGGGTTCTAACATCGGATATAGTTTGTTCCAATCCTTGATCCACTTCGACTGCCTCTTCACACCAGAAGGAAATCCACCGACCATGACGGTCGACAACTGAGACCGATAGATTTTACGAATCGTCTTCTCTCTGTCGTTCCCGTGTTTCATCCTTCCCCAGTACGCAAAATCAATACTCTTACCTTCATACATCATTTCCGTAATCGGGTTTTTGAGTCTTTGAATGAAATGGTATTTCATACCATGAATGTTTCCGCTGAAATCAATCTCATCGATCGTGATGAAGTGTTTGATGTCTGGCAAAAAACTTCGATACAATTCTTCGGTATCTCCCCGATCACTCCTAAACATGATCACGGTCTTACCCGCAAAGTAAGGCGAAATCTTCTCGATGTGCGACTCACTCTTCGCCAAGTCTTTTGGATTCATCTGCAACTCGCCGTGATATCTGAACTCACTATCACTGGGGATAACAATGACATCCGCCCACTTGATGGTTTCTGGTGTTCGTTTGGGTGTCGACCCGTCTAATGAACAATTGTATGTGTCGTAATTGTGTTGTGGGTTTGCCTTCATCCACTTGACATAGTTTTCAAAAAAACTGTCAAGGACGGTTTGCAGCGGTCCTTCATATCGGACAAAAGATCTGAGTCTCGCAATAGTAATATTCATCGTATGATATCAATCTCGTTCATAGTTTCTTGGTTCCAAACCTCCAGCGAATGACGAACTCGATCTTCTCGTGTCAGTTTTTCGTATCGTTTGGTCGCGAGTTTCTTCCACCAGTTAACAACGTTGTCCAACTCAAATCGATCGAAATTCTCCGCCTTGACTAACTTATCGGTATTTCCAAGAAGAACGTCACGCACATTCGAATAACCATATTCGGACATGTAGAAACGTTTTTGTGTTGTGACATCACCCGCAGTCGCAATCTTTTTTGAAAACATCTCGTATGCTTTTGTATCGTGTTTTTTGAGTGATGACTTTATAACACCAACCATCTTGGTTTGCATTTTCAGTTTACGCGACGATACACCCTTCGGTACGATTTCTTCTCCTCCATTCTTCTCAATGAACCAATCACGCATACGAGGATACATGTCTTCGCCCAAGGTCAATAGGAACTTGGATTGTGTGTCTCCCTTATATCTCAGATAAGGTCTCATGCCATCATACATCGATGCGCCTTTGAGATTACCATATAGAGATGTGGTTTCAAACAGACAAAACTCTGTATCATACTTCTTGTTTAAAATTCGACGACTTTCGTGTGAACAACAGATAGCAGCGAGAAGTTTACCACCAAGGTAGTTGTACCCAAAGGGTTGAGCAGGAACAATATTGAATCCCATAATCGCTCGACGGTTGAAGATGTCGAGATCTGGAACACCCCCAAGGTATTCATTTCTTGGTTTCGAATTTATCAGTGGGGATCCAAAACGAATGAATCCAACAATCGTATTTGTGGTCTTCTCCATGACAACCATTTTATGTGTCTTGCCTGGCGACTCATCTGGAGAGAAAGACGCTGTTTTTTCTAATAAGGTATCGAACATCTCGTTAGGTAGTTGTTGTATTCTAAAGTCCATATCCATAGGATGCAAATCGAACTGTTGAAAAAGATCATCCTCTACACTAAAACCGGGCAATGGTGTAGGGATGTTCCGAACACGTTCAATCTTACGCGCACGAAAATAGTCGTCGATGCGTCCGAAGTTCTCGAAGTATTCGATAAATTGTAAAGACGCCCACATAGCGTCTTTCTTAGATAAAATCATGTAGTACTCCCATCAATACTACACATTATACTAGAAAAATGGAGACCTGTCAATAAAATTATGCAGCGTCCCCATAGAGGTTCGCCTCTTTTTTGAAGCGCCATTCCTCGCGCACAGGTTCATCAAAATTTTCTAGAGAACATGCGTCCTTACCCATAGAGTCCTGTTCCCATCGACGGACACCGACAACCTCGTTCTCGAAGTTGAGTGCCTTCTTCTCGCAGTACAACTGACCGAAGTCTACCGTCGCGCAGATCGCGGACTCCCAGAACTCGATGTGGTCTTCCTCACGGAAGTCGATAAGATCGACGACCGACTCGGAGATGATGTACTCCTCAGAGTATGCAGATGAGTGCTCGATAGAACGCTCAACGTCGACCCACCACTGAGAGTCGGCAATATCCGCCGCAGAAGCAGAGATGAAATAGGTGTCGCCACCCTTGGACTTCCAGTGCTGAGGGCAGTAACCCTCACCGTTCCAATCGTGGGCACCGTAGTTCTCACGGAACTGAGTGGCGATAACAACAATAATTGAATTACTCATTACACAAACTCCTGATATTCATCATAGGTTAAGTACATGTCGGTAGTGGGATCTAGATAGGCACCTTCACGTGCATCATAGTATAAGACTCTATCACCGTCATAGAAAAATGGACCTTCCAGACCCACACGCTCTTGATACTTCTCGCGGGTTTCATCTGAAATGTTCAAAATTCTGTATCCCATAACAACCTCTCTCATGACTTTATGTAGCCATTATATCAAAGTATGAGAGAAAGTCAACACTTAAACGTGACTTTTTTTAGGTAATAAGTCACATTATCCAAAGAAATCCTCAAGGGTTGCGGCTGGTTCTGCCTTCCACCCGACCGCATCAAGGATCGGTTCCAGTGGGTCAAGGAAGGTCTTGTCGAACATCATGTCATAGTCTACGAACTTGTGCAGTCCAAGTTCAGGGGGAAGATTGAGCGGGAACGATACGACGTTCTGTCCCAATCGGTTTGGTAGTTTGAGATAACAGAACTTGATCTTGGTTCCGGTCGTCACGTTTTCATAACGTGTGGTGAGATCGTTCTGTTTGATCGCGTTGTTATAGGTCAACGCACCACGCACGTGAATCGGGCATGATTTCTTAAAAACATGTTCACGGTCGATCCACTTATCAAGGTTGGAAACACCACG